TTGAATTAGTTAACCAACAGAGTAATATTAAGTACTATTTTATCTCAACAGATACATCGACAAATGTAACACGTTACAACAGGTTTAAGTTAATAGAAAAACCTGAACCCGATACATTAAACGGTGAACTGGAATTAGAGGCAGCAGGTTATTATACTTATAATGTATATCAAACTAATTTATCAAGTTTAAACGCGATAACAAAGGCAAGCGAAGCAGTACCAAACATAGTTAAAACAGTTGAAGTTGGATTGTGTTTTGTTGAGTTTAATCCCGTTTCAAATATTACCTACTCTCCTGAGTCAAACACTAATATAGTTTATCAATATAATGGCGTATAATAATATAATCAGCGTAAAATTTACAAACCATAAAGTACCCACATTTGTAGAGGTAAAAGATAAAGAATGGGTTAAGTACGGTGAAACAAATGACTATCCACAGTACCTCGTTTTATTGTTTAATCGAAGCGCAAAACATAACGCTATTATAACCAATAAACAGTTGTACATTAAAGGGCAAGGCTTTACGTTTAACGCCAACGGCATGGAAGGCGAAGAGCAAGCGTTATTAAAAACATACGTTGACAGCCCTAACCCATACGAAACACTTGACGATTTATTGGCAAAGACTACATTGGACGTTGAGTTGTTTAATGGTTGTTACCTCAAAATAACTAAGTCAAAGGACAAAAAAAAGAATTACATTTCGCACATAGATTATTGCAAGGTTCGTGCAAACGAAGACAATAGTAATTTTTATATTAGCGATGATTGGATAAATGAGGATGGCAGCGAAAATTCAAGACCTAAAATAGATTACACTTATCCAGCATGGGAACCTGAAACCAAAGCTAAGGAGTCACTATTTTATTATAAAACTTACCGTCCAAACTTAAACGTATACACTTTGCCTGATTATATCGGTGCAGTTCCTGCTATTATTACAGATGCTGAAATAGCAAACTTTCATAGAGCCGAAATCCAAAACGGATTTAAAGGATCTAAAATGATTGTTTTTAAAGATGGCGTTCCAAATGATGACGAGATTAAGAGTGTAGAAAATAAAATGAAAGCTAAGTTTGCACCTACGGATAAAGCTGGTACGTTCTTCATTGGTTTTGTTGATGATGCTACACGTGTTCCTGAGGTATTAGACTTAGGAGCGGGTGATTTTGCGGACAAATACAACGCATTAAATGAGACGATACAGCAAGAGATATTTGTAGGGCATAAAATAACTTCACCTATGTTATTTGGTGTTCGTGTAGAGGGGCAATTAGGTGGCAGAAACGAAATGGTTGATGCGTTTAATTTGTTTCAAAATACATACGTAACTCCACGGCAAAAAGTACAAGAGAAAATATACAACTTATTCGCACCAGTTAAAGGTAGATTAAGTATTATACCTGTTGAGCCTATCATGCCTTCATTTGGTGAAGCTACTTTAATGAGTATCTTAACTAAAGATGAGATGAGGGAGATAGTAGGACGTGAGCCATTAGATACTAAGGCGCAAATTGCAAGCGTAGTTGATGACTTAAACGCATTAAGCCCATTGGTTGCTACTAAGGTGTTAAACAACTTGACTAAAAACGAAGTACGTGCAATAATAAATAAAGCACCTGTTGAGGGCGGTGATATAGTAGCAACAGATACAGCAACTGGAGCAGCATTTAGCAAGTGTTCGCACTTTAACAGCCAATCAGATGACAGCCTAGACATTGAAGTGTTTTTAAAGTATGGTGAGCCAGTTGAAAAGTTTGAGTTGGTTAAACATAAAAAATTTGTGTTTGGCAAACAAGATTTTGCACTTGATAAAGTAGAGCAGGGAGTTTTAGATTTGATTAAAAAGACACCTAACATAACAGTTGAATCAATTGGCAAAGTTTTAAAGATAGATAAAACGGCTGTAAGTAATGCATTAGAAACATTAGCAGCAGATGGATTAGTAGAAGTAGGGAAAGGCGGACAGATTGCAACGGCAAAAGGTGAGGCTGCAAAAGGTCCATCGTTTAAAGATTTGTTTATTCGTTATCGTTATGGATTGCGACCAGATGCACCAGCTTTAATTGGTGAAAGTAGAGATTTTTGCCAAGCTATGATGGATAACCAACGTTACTTTACACGTGAAGAGATTGACAAAATAGGTGACGAGCTAGGGCAGGTGTATGGTATCCCAAATTATGATGCATTTAGTCGTAGAGGTGGATGGTATCACGACCCTAACATGAATGTAAACGTGCCTTATTGTAGGCATATTTGGAACGCGGAATTAGTTAAACGTAAATAACATGGCACAAGTAATATTACTAAGCGAAGCAACATTAAAGCAACGCAGCATACTACAAGAAAATGTAGACATGAAGGTTGTCTCTCCTGCAATATTAGACGTGCAGGAAGAGTATATATTACCCATTTTAGGTACGTCTTTATACAACGAGTTATTAAAGCAAGTAAGGACAAATTCACTCACGAATGACTATCGTACATTGTTAGACGATTACATTACTCGGTGCATGATTTGGTATTGCAAATTTGAATTGCCAATGGACTTAACTTACAAGTATTTTAATAAGTCAGTAGGGGTAATGACTGCTGAAAACATGAACCCTGTTAGCATGGACGAGTTGCAATACGTGTTAAATAGAGCAAAGAATAAAGCGGAATGGTATGCTGAGAGATTGACAAAATTTTTACTATCAAATCCAAATAAATATCCGTTGTATCTCAACCAACCTAATGCTCAAATAGACACTATTTTTGCTAAGCGTACAAACTACACAAGTGGTTTAAGTTTAGGAGATGATGATTGTTGTATGGGTGAACATAACTTTAAAGGTCTAAGAATAGACAGAGGTAAGTTTCAAAGTTGCAAATGGTGCTAAATGAATGTATCGAAAAAAAATATAGAAAAATTACAAAACTATCTAAAAAAAGATAATGCAATTTTACACTCTCAACAGTTTAATAAACCAGTTCAGGTACGTAAGCCAAAACCACGCTCAGATAAAAGGGTTTAATTTTGGACGTGATGCTGAGATTGCAGCAAGCGAGCAAGAAAACTATCCGTTGTTATGGATAGACGTTACTGATAGTAATATCGAAGGAACGGTGATGACTGTTTCTATCTTAATGAAGGTTGTTGATATACAGCAACCCGATAGAGAAAATGAAATAGAAAACCTTAGCGATATGTTAAGCATAGGGCAAGACGTATACGCTGCAATGAGCGACCCTGCATATCAAGACTTTTTTATCATTCAATATGCATCAAGTTTAACACCAATAAGAGAGGCGTATACAGACTTAGTAAATGGATGGGAGATGAGGCTAGATTTTAGCTTCATGCAAGACCGTAACAGATGCCAAATACCTACAAACGATATTCCATTCCCACCTGTTGCAACTTGTCCTAAAGCTAATTTAACATTAAATGGAGTTGAATTTATAGAAGCCGAAAGCGGGCAAACAACCAACATTGAATTAGTAAATCAAAATGACGAGGAGATAATACCATTATCAGTAGTAGGTAGTAAAATAACGGTTGAACAGTTACCAGTAGGTGATGCGTTGGAGTTAACTTGGGATGACATAGATAACGTACCCGTAGCAGATGCAAGTAGTGTTTCAGATTGGAATACCTTTTTTGACCTACCAACTAACGGAACGCCTTTTACAGATGTGGTAGTAGATGGGAATGTAGTTAAGTTGTATGGTGGTAGTGGAATTACGTTAAAGGCTAATTTGTTTTTAAACAATACAAATTTAGTTCAAGTAAATGATTATTTAGGTTCAGTAATTAATATTGGTAATTTTGCTTTTAACGGTTGTTCATCGCTTACAAATGTTTACTTTTTAAATGCAACAGAAACAAACAGTAATTCGTTTTTAGATTGCACGTCTGCAACATTGTTTGATTTACCTGACTTAATTACAGCTGGGAATGAATCCTTTTATTTCTGTAATTTAGCAACAAGTTTTAATCTGCCTAATTTAGAAGTTACAGAAGTATTTGCTTTTGCATTTTGTGAGGCAAACGAAGAATTTAATTTTCCTAATTTATTAACAATAGGTAGTTCAACTTTTGAAAATTGTATATTAGCAACTTTGTTTAATTTAGCAAGTTGTGTAACAATGGGAACAAGTGTAACTGATGCAAGTGTATTTGATGGCATAACGGGAAACACAATAACACTAACAGTACCAGCAGCATTAATGACTTGCAACGGTGGTAATCCACACGCAAGTATTCAGTATTTAATTGATAACAACACGGTAACGGTAATACTAAGCGATGCTGCTACTTTAACATTAAACGGTAACGACTTTACAACAGTACCAAATAGTGAGGTAACGGATATTGAATTAGTAGACCAAAACGATACACCAATTGTTCCTGATAGTGTTGTAGGTAGAAAGATTACAGTTGAAGTTAATGATAAAACAACTACTATTCGTTTTACCTTTGCAGCAACAGAAGATACAAGCGACTTATTGACAATAGTTAGTGGAGTAAACAACGGAACTTATACAGCTACTACAAACGATGGAAGTAGTGGGACAATTACATTTAGTAAAAACGGTGGTGCATATACTTCATTTTCAAGTCCGTTGGTTTTAGACAATGGCGATACAATACAAGTAAAGCGAACCACTACAACTGGCGCAGGGTTTGTACAAATAACGGGAACTTACTAATGAGCAGGAGATTTACACAAGTTGGAAGTTTTGCAAGTTTTACACCTGACGCTGATGCGGTGTCTTACCTTAATGCAATTGGTATTCCAAACGACGGCACGGTTTATTATCCATCAACACCGCAACAAATTACTGGGGCGGGTATATGGACGGCAACTAATGATTTGTTTGTTTATCTTAAAGAAAACTCAATATACAGCAAATTAATTGCTATGTATTTGTATGTAGGCGGGACGGCAGCATCACACAAATTTAATGCTATAAATCCACTAGATACAGACGCAGCGTTTAGATTAGTGTTTTCGGGTGGAAATACACACTCAGCAACAGGATGGCTTCCAAACGGAAGTAATGGATTTGCTAACTCTTATATAAATCCTCGCACCCATTTAATCCAAAATGATTTACATATCAGTGCATACATTAGAAATAGCACTACTGGTATTTTAATGGGGGTTGACACTACTGATTCAAGGCTTTCAATGTCTCCAAACCTAGAGGGATCTATTGGTTATCATAACGCTTCAAATAGCGGGGCTGGTATTACTTCGCTATCTTCAAATGTAGGATTGTGGACTATATCCCGTAAATCAAGCAGTAATTATAAAGTTTATAATCGTGATAGCACGTTTGCAACTATTGGTATAACAAGTGATTTGTCTCCAAATGCATCAATTGCTTTGGGTTGTAGAACAGGAGGAAGTACAAACAGCTTTTTTTCGGGCGCAGAACAATGTACAACAACAGCAGGATTAGGTTTAACGGATAGCGAAGTAGATTTATTGGAAGCGGGAATACAAACATTTAACACAGCATTATTTAGAAATGTATAAATTAACAACACATCAATATGAATTACTATTAGGCGCAACCTATGATGGTGAGCAGCTATTTTACCCTATTGCAGATATTAACGGTGATTACTTTATAAGTAAGCAAGAAATAGACAATTGCACTAATGAGGAGTTTGCATGGGTTAAGGAATTAGAGTTAACAGAATTTAAACCACCAATAATTGAGTTATGACAGTAGAATTACAACCTATATTAAATTTAGCTTTTGGAGGCGTTTCAGGAATAGCAATGTGGTTATTTGCACAAGGGCAAAGTCATGAAAAGCGTATTCAGAAAATTGAAAATGTAAAGGACTTGGAGCTGGCAGCAATTAAAAAAGAGGTTGCCGACTTGGATAAAAAAGTAGTTGATGGATTTCATGAAATTAATGAAAAACTAACTACGCTAAGCACCAACATTCACAAGCAAAAGAACGAGGAAAACGCATTGAATGGAACTTTGACTGGAGTTAATAAAACTATGATTGTACTAGGCGATTTAATAGAGAAAATTTATGAAAAAGTTAATAAGTAATTCATTATTGCAAAAAAGAATAGAAGCACACAAAAACAAAGATGTAAAAGAATAATTTTCTGTTAATGACAATCGCTGAATACTCAAATCTTTTTGATTTAATTTGGAAAATAATTGGAGCATTAGCTTCAATGATTGCTATCATTTGGGCATTGCACAAGTTTTATTTAATCAATACTTTTCTAACAAAGAAAGAGTTTAGGCATGCTCAACTTGAACTTGAAAACAGGATAGAAAAAAAGATAGAGAAAGGTTTTGAACCATTAGTGAAACAGGTTGAAAAAACTAACTCTTTAGAAAAAGATTTTGCAATATTTAAAGCGACATACATGGGAGATACGGCACTATTAAAAGAGCAAATGAGGCATGCTAATGACGTTAATAAACAAATACTTCACAGAGTAAATAACATGGCTTCACAAGACTTAAAATCTATCCTCCAAGACGTTTTAATAGACAAAAAACAATGAAAAAATTAATAGAAAACTACAAAAAGCCAACGCCTTCAAAGTGGCGTAAGATTGGAGACATAGCCATGTTTGCAATACCGATAATAGAGTTGCAGTTTCAAACATTACCAATTGAAATTGACCCGACTTTAAAGTGGGGGATAACTACGTTTTTAATTTTGTTTAAAGCCTATACGAACACTAAAGTTGAGGCTAATCATTATGAAGGGCAAATATGAAAATAACAACAATTAATAAAGCAGGGATTGAATTAATTTGTCAATTCGAGGGTTTCAGTAGTAAACCTTATTTATGTTCAGCTAAAGTTCCAACTATTGGTTATGGAACAACTCGCTATCCAAACGGTAAAAAAGTTACCTTGCAAGATACATCAATCACGGTTGAGCAAGCTAAGGATATTATGAAGCATGATTTAAGGCAATTTGAACTTGCAGTTGATGCAATGGCAGTTGATACAATCAATCAAAATCAATTTAATGCTTTGGTTTCATTTGCCTATAACGTAGGAGCTACCGCATTGCGAACATCTACACTTTTGAAGAAAGTAAACTCAAACACAAACGACCCGTTTATTAGGAATGAATTTTTAAAATGGGTGAAAGCTGGGGGCGTTACTGTTACTGGTTTAATTCGGAGGCGTGAGGCGGAATCTAATTTATACTTTACAAAATGAACTACTTTCACGAAAAGAGCGAAGAAGAACTAATTAAACGCAACCAAGCAGTAGCACAAGCGGAGCATGATAGACGGCTGTTATGTGCAAAGATTTTAGACGATTGTAAAAAAGGCTTGCGAGGGAAAAAGAAAAGGCGTTAATTTGTGGTGTGGTAAACTTGATGCCACCTTTTCATATTTGTGTAGTTTAGGTAGTCCGATAATTAATTTTTTCGGACTATTTTTTTTTGTTTATTTATATGATGTATAGTATTATCGTTGCAAAGTTGATAAAATTATGCAGGTCAAATGACTTGCATCAATCGCTAAAAACAGGCAAAACAATTAATGGAATAGTTGTAAAAAAAGTATGATAGTATTAAACAGAAAAGATACGCTTAAATTTACCAAACACTACGCCTTATTATGGCTTGTAAGAACATTAATAGAAAGTAGAAATGCAAATAAAAAGCGCACTGGCAATAGCCTTACTTATATCAATAGTAAGCGGTTGCTACACAAAAAACAAAGCAATAGAAAAGTTTTGCAAACAAGATAAAGCAGATACAACTATTGTAATACATGATACAATAGTAATTGATAGCACACGAATAGATAGCGTGTTTAGTACGATTATAGACAGCGTATTTATTCAGCAAGGCAAGCTGTCCATTAAGTATATTAAAATGCATGATAGCATCTATTTAAGCGGCAAATACGATTCCGACACTATTGTTAGAATTGATACAATAAAAGTTTCGATTCCTATATTTATTCCTACCTGCAATAAAACCACAATAGAGCGCATACGTGATGCTCGTAATTTTATCTTTCTTGCCTTCGTTTTAGGTGGTTTACTGGTTGTGTATATGAAACTCAGGTAAATTTTTCCCTTTCATTATCAAGTAGTTACAAATTATTTTAACTTTTTTTTCGGTGGTGTATTGCTATTGCCAATAATGTGTTTACATTTGTACTGTCAAATGACACTAAAAATAACACTAGCAAATTAAAACAAACGCAAAATGAAAGCATCATCAAACACAATCGGAAACATCAAAGTATCTCACACATCATCTT